CCGAGTTGTATTTGAAAATCTTTAAACAAGGCGCTTAGGGTGCGTTGTTTGTTTGCAAGGTTGTCGGCTGTCCTAGCAAAGTCGCCTTGCGCGTCGCCTGTCTGTTTGTAGATAGCGGCCTGTGCCGCCAAAATCTTTTGTTGTGCTGTTAGCGCACCGCTGCCGTCGTAAATGCCAAGCTTCATTGCCTCGGCTTTTAGGGTGGCGTCGTTAAGCAATACACCAAAACGGCGCAACGGCTCTGCCTCGCCACGTAGGGCCGCGCCAATCGCTTGTACGGCCTCCTCGGGGCTTGTGTTGTTAAACGAGGCTAGGTCAGTAGACAGCGTTACAAAGTCAGTAGTAAACGTGCTTAAATCCTCGCCAGCGAGCCCGGCAGCTTTACCGAACGTGCCGAAAGCACCGGCAGCGTCGAGCACCGATTGTTTAGACTGGCCAAGCGCTCGAGCGGCAGTATTGGCAAAGTCGTTAACGCTCTTGGACGCCCGCCCAAAAATTACGTTTACCTTGCTGGTTGCCTCCTCAAAATCTGAGGCTGCTCGAATAGCCGGGGCAATAACTTGGGTAATGGTGCCGATAGCGGCGGCAGCTGGCAGCAATGCGCGCTGCAAAATAAAACCAGCCTTTTGGGTTGTAGTAGTCAGGCTCTTAAATTCGCGTTGAGCGTCGGCAACACCCTTGCCACTAAAACTTGTTAAAATCGGTATGTTAATTGCCACGGGATACCACCAAATTACGGTTTGTCTGTGTCATAACTTTACCCACAATGCTTAGTAGCTCGGCGGTTACTGCCGGACGGTTGCTTTCCACGGCCTTGTCAATCACTCGCGGCGCGTCGCCTACCTCTTTATTTAGGTTGGCTATAAACGCCGTGTTGCGTACTCCGCTAATGCCAGCGCCCGCGTGGTCATAGATAGCGCCAGCAAAACTCTTTTGTTGCACCACCATTAAACGGTATGGCTTGGCACCGTACACAACTTGCCGGGTGTAACCGCCTTGGTCAAAATCTACGTAGCGCTCTTTAGTAGCTCGTACACCTACGCGCACGTTAAAGCCGCCTTGCACCTCGGATATGTTCCAACCCGCCTCTCGGCCACGGATTAGCGAGCCTCGACGCATACCGGATAGCGGGGCACCGTTGCTACGCGATTGTGTAGAAACCATGCTTCGCGCCTCTTGCACAATTTGGTTTCCAACGGTTTTAATGTCTTTAGTTACTTGCCGCCTAATTTTGCGGTCTATGTCGTTTAACTCTTTTAACGCGTTTTGCACCCCGTAAACGTCAATTTGTCCGGTTATGCCCATAGCGTCGCTACCTTTTTTTGTGTGCCTCTGTCAACACTTTAGCCACCGTCTGCAAGTCTTGTAGCTCAAACGGGATATTAGGCGGCCACCAACCGACAGCTACTAGCACCTCGGCTAGCTGGCGTCTGTAGGTGCCGCTTCGATAAAACTTGGTTGCTCTTGCTCGACAACCTCAATGTTGACAAGCTGTTTAATGAAGTTGTCAAACTCTGCTGGTACAACAATCTTGTTTAACTTGGACGCCTCAAACGCCAAATAGGCTAAATCCTCTATGCCAATGCCATTGGCCATGTCGGACGCCTTGCGCTTAAATTTCCTCTCCCATGCCACAACAACGTAAAGGTTGGTTGTAACCGTGTAGGTGTTGTCGGGTAATTCAACTTTTAGGGTTAGCTGCATAACTAGCCTCTTTCGTGTCGGGCCGTGTTGAGGCCGTTATTAAGATACGTCTACGGTGTACGCGCCGCCAGTAAACGTAATGTCAATAGTTGACAATTCGCCCATGGTTGCGTTAATGACTGGCAAAGACTCTACGTAGGTGCCTGTCAAAGTAAAGCCGGGATTAGTTGACGAGTAGGTGCCAGGCGTTGCTGGTGCAGCTGGCGACACAATAACGGTTACTTGCGTACCGACAAGGGCGGCCAAGCTTGCGTATGTTTCGTTGGCGGCGTAGCTCATGTAAAGCGTCAAAGTTAGCTCGTTGTTTTGCAAGCCGGGCGACATAAAACGTGCGGTGTCACCAAATGCGGTGGACTCGAGCGCCTCAATGGTTTGTGTAAGTGTTGCGGCGGTGCACTGGTCGCGCAAGTTAACCGTTGCGACAATTACGTCCGGGTTGCTTAGGTAAGTTGTTGTGGCCATGGGGTTACTCCTCGTTTGTGTCTATGTCTTTTTTAGCATTTTTTGCGGGCTTAGGTGCGGATACTTTAATAAAGCCGCCAGCAAGCAACGCTTCAAGATTAGCCCCGCGCATTACGGCTAGGTCGGCGTCAAACTCGGCGCCCGGTGTACCCACTCGAGGGCTAACAACGGTGTATTTGCTCATGCTGTAGTACTCGCTTTCAAGTCAATAGTTAAATCATAGGCGGCGTACTCGGCGCCACCGTACACCGCCACCGTCGGGCGGCCGCCAGTAACCGCCAAGCTAGGGGCGTCTATAAACGCGCACGGCGGGTTAATGTTTCGCGGGTCATTGGTAACGGTGAGGCCCGTAATCGTGTTTAGCGTCGTTGTGAGGTTGTCTAGCGCGACGTTAAAAAGGTCGGTGTATGCGGGTACGGGCATTAGGCCACCGCGGGGCGGTCAATACCCAACAGTTGTTTTACCATTGGGCTAAAGCCTGTTGAGCCGCCAGTAGTCATACCGTCAAACGACGCGTAATCCATGCCAGCGCTACCACGTTGCCTATACAAAAAGCCTGCATAAGCCACGGTGCCGAGGGTTACCGCGGCGCTCGGTGAGGTCGTCAAGCTGTCCACGTACCCGGCTTGCTGGCGTCGCTTGTAGCAAACAGCGTTGGCACTTGTGCGGCATTGCGTTAAAAACGTGGCGTCGGCCGCTGTAGCGGTGCCTATGCCTAACCAATCCTCTACTTGGCTGTCAAGTGTTACCCACGTACACGTGGGCGTAGTGGTCAGGGTGCCGGTAGCCGCCACAATTTGCACGTTGTCAGCCGTGCGCGCGTACAACACTTGGTTTTGTATTGGTAGCTGGTAGTCGTAAGTAAAAAAGCCTTGTTCGTCTACGCCCGTAAAATAGTATTGCGGCAAATCCGCTGTTAGATACGTGCCGTTAAACGTCGCGTCAACGCCGCTAATAACTACCGATTGCCCAACCTCGAGCGGGTCGGCGTTTGTTTGTAATACAACAACCGCGTAATTGTCGGTTAAGTATTTTTGTGTGACCGAGTAAGCGGCCATAATGGCCTACCTTTCGGTTATCAGACGAACTTAACGAACTTGGTGGCGTCTGCCATGAAAGCGGCAGCGTAACCACGGAAAGCAATCGTGCGGCCCATAGTTGCAGGAACCTCGACGCTAATTGCGCCTTTTTGCTGTTCGTAGAATTCGAAACCAGCGGCAGGGCCGGCAGCGTGTCCCATGAATGAGCCCGGTGCGTTCTTGTCAACAACAAGTACCAAGCCAAGCGGGTTGCCGTTCCATGAAGTAGCCGCCGAGTTGCCGGCAGCGTTTTGGCCCATAAGGTTTGGTGCACCCGTGTACGGAAATACTGGACGGTCGGAATCGTCTACCGAGCTGGCCAATGCGGCCCAACTTGCAGGCGTTACAAACATGTGCGTTGGCAAGTAGTTAGAGTTTGCCGAAATTTGACGGGCGCCCTCGTAAATTGCTGCTACCCAATCTGCACCTTTAGCGGTATCTGCTACCGATGAAGTTTGTGTAATTGCTGCATGGCAAGTGTCTACGGCGTAGTTGTCGGTTGCTTGGCCGTAAGCGATTGCAAGCTGGTTCAAAATGATGTCAATGCTTGATGGGTCTGACCAATCCAAATCTTGTTCGGAAACGGTCACGTATGTTCCGAAACTTAGTTTTGAAACGTCGTTGTTTGAAACTACAACTGTTGACGCGTTCAACGAGTCAAACTGTGCGGCCTGTTGTGTAACAACTGGTCGAGTTGTAATTACTGGACGGCGGAAAGTTGCGCCAGCGGTTGGCATTGCGCGAGTCCCGATTGCCGACACGAAAGGGCGCACCGGGTTAAGCGAATCGTAGACGCTGCCGGTGATGATTTCGGGCAAAATGCCGGGCGTCGATTCAGTATTTATAAATGGCGCAACACCGGGTGCAGCTTCGATAACTGCTTGCTTAATGTTTGCGTTCATTTGTGCAAAGTCGGCGCCGCCACGTACGTAGCTAGCAATATATTCCGACGTGCTTGGCAAACGCAATTTGCGAGGCTGTGCATAAATGGTTTGCACGGTTGCGGCCTCAATAACGGCTGGTGTTTCTACGGTCTTTTCCATTTCGGTTAACTCCTCGTTTTCGTCTTGTGCTTGGTGGATACTCGCCGCGACGCGCTGCACCTTGGCGGCCTCAAATGCGCCGTAGGGCAAAAGGCTTAGCTCTTGCCAATCGGCCTTAGTTACAACCATGGTGCCAGCCTCGTCAAAACTAAATTCGACGGGCAAAATGCCTACGCTTACGCTGTCCAATACGCCGTCTTTTGCAAGCTCAAGCGCTTCGTTGCCTAGCGTTGTTTCGCTTATCTTGGCTTCAAACATGACGGTATCGCCTACCAACTCTCGAGCCGTGACCAAGCCGATTGGGCTAGTGCTGTCATGGTTTAAATACATTTTGGGTTTCTTGCCCTCAAGCGGTAGCGCGCCCGGCTCGAAACGTACTTTTTGCCCGTCCGATACGACGGCCTCAACGCCGTATTGTAGGGCGACGCCGGCAAGGGTTCTACGTGGCAGCGCGTCACCTTTAGCGGCGTCTAAATTTAATTCTTGTGGGATTAACCTAAGCATTGTTTACCTCGTTTGCCATGTCCGGCATATTTTCGGCGCTGTCTTGGTATTGGTTTTCTAAATAGCTTTCAATGTCAAACATAACACCCGTGCCACGTGGTAGCACGTTATCCGCGCTTAGTGTTTCTTGTATGCAATCTATATACGGTTTTACGCCAAACGTGTAAAGGTCGCGTGACGCTTCCGAGCTACTGACATACGAGTAGTTGCCAATGCTTACCGAGACAAGGTAGGCGGGCACGTTTGCTATGCGCGCAATTTCTTTTGCTTGGTATTCTGCCGCGTCAATCAAAAGCATTTTGTCGGGCGTTGCGTTGTTAGGTATAACCTCTACAAATTCGTTTACGGCACACGTGGCCGACGCGTAACGGGCGCTGTCGTAGGCCGCTGCTAAGTCGCTCAGCTCTTGCGGGCTCATGGGCTCGCCACCATTCTGCCTAAGCGTTACGGCCGGTTGTAGCGAGCTCGAATTTCTGTTGCGGGCCTGCTCAAGCTTTAACGCGGTGTCTACTGAGGTTGCGCCGGTATAAATCAAACCTTGAATTGGGCTTAAAAACTGTACGCAATCCTCGTAACGAATTGGTAGGCCTTGAAACAAAATTTGTTTAGACGGGCCAAACCAAACGCCCGTGCCTTGCGCTTGGTCTTGTGTTGTAATCATTGCAGCGGGTAAACGTGTAAACGCTGCCGGGTATCCGTCGGCGGTGCGCTCGGTTATATACCAAAATGCCCGCCCATAAAAGAATAAATCATCGAATGTCCAACTTAGTAAAAAATTATTTGTAACGCCCTTGTCAATTCGTCGCAACCATGAGCGCGGCGCCTCAGGTACCTTTTCCATTTCGTCGCCGTTCCACATTTCTTTATACATGACAAGCGGCAAACAGCCGACAAGGCTTGCCATTAAGTCGCGGCTACGGCTAATAGTTGGTACTTGCATAAAGCGGCTACGGTTTACGCCGTCGGTGTATGCAAAAAAGTTGCCAATTTGTGAGGCGCCAGCGTTGCTACCGGCAGCGGCTTTAACAACGGTTGCTGGTTCAGGTTTGCGCGTAAAAATAGCCATGCGTTTAGTGTGCCATATTTAGGCGGCTAATGGTGGCACTCGCTGGCGGCGAGCAATCCCCGACGGAAAGCAAGGCCAGCGAGCGCCAAACAAACTTTAGCGGTTAGCGCCCATAATCATTGGTTTACCGACAAGTTGCGGGCGGCTTGCCATGGCCGCGGCCCATACCATACACCGCGCCGCCTCGATTGGGCCCGGGCTACGCGACGTGGATAAAGCAACGCTTCCGTTGTGTTTGATAAGTACGGCCCGCTCGACGTGTTGTGTTAGTAGTAGCTCGCCGTTGTGTTGTAAACGGTTTTCAACAATCATTGAGCGCACCGCGGCTGTCCATTTCAGTAGCTCACGGTAGCCAACTATGGTGCGGCGACGCTCGAGCGCTGGCGGGCAACTTACCTCTAACGCGGGGATTATTGCTAGGCGTAGCCCCGGGTTGTTATCTATTTCTATGTCAACTAGCCGCCACATTTCGGCAACGCTGTTAGCGGTAAACGCCACGGTTACGTGTGTTTTGTTGCCGACCTGTACGGCGCGCACCGCGGTATAGCGGGCCTCGTCCGTTGAGCTTTCGATAGCCAACACTCCGCCGGGGGGTGGCGGGGTATCGGTTTTGCAAGCGTCAAACAC